GATGGACTTCAGCGCACGGCCTATGGAGTATTCCTCGTTGTATGCGATCATGCAGACCGAGAGGGTCTCATAGGGTGCCTGCTGCGCGAGCTTGCGCTCGTAGTCGATGGGTCGACTCTGGTCGGTGCCGCTGAACATGAACACGAAATGCCCAAAGATGTCTTTCCACGGCACGGCCATGAGCTTGAAGCCGTCCATGTGGCCGAACATCTCGATGAGATCCTGCCGCTCGAAGTGGTGAAGGTGAGCCCTCCACCCTGGATGATCCTTGTACCCGATGGCCTCCCAGGGACCGTATGGGGTGGTGCCGATGAACGTCCCGCCGGGGTTCAGGTGCTTGATCAGCTCGTCCGCGTACTCGTTCGGGTTCGGCACATGCTCCAGGACCTCCGAGCAGAGGATACAGTCGAAGGTCATATCGGGCCGGGCCTTGAGGTCTTCGAGGGACCCGCAGAGGAACTTCGTCTGATCCCTGAACCCGGACTGCGCCGCCCACGATTCGGCCTTCTCGATGTTGCTCTGATCGATGTCGATCCCGGTGATCTGCATGGACCCCTTCGGCACCCTGGCCAGGATGTTCATGACGTAGTGGCCATGGGCGCACCCGAAGTCCAACACGGTCTTGGGGTTCGCCCCCAGAACAGCACCGAGGACGGCCTCGAACCGGGGATTCCCCTGGAGGTTCTCCGGGCCGTAGTTCACGCCACGGTTCTTCTCATATTCGTAGTACCGGGCATAGTGGCCGGCATAGTCCCCGGTCTTGTAGAACGCATAGTTCTTGTCGAAGTCCTTGATGTACTGCGTCAGGTCGCCCTTGTCCGCCGCCACGATGTCGCTCATCTGCTCGAAGTGGACGGCGAGCCTGACCGGGTCGGAGGACTTCTTCGCCAGCTCGTCCCTGAAGACCTGGTCCCACTGGATGGCCGCAGACTCCCAGGTCTGCCGCTTCGCCAGGGCCTTCTTCTGGATGGTGTTGTAGAGGGTGGGCTGCGACAGGACACGGCGGACCGCCTTGGCGAATTCCTGCTTGTCCACGGCCCCGTTCTTCAGGGGAAGGAGGACCGCCCCGGCATCCTTCATGGTCTCGGGTACCGCCGACCACTCGGACCCGATCAGGGGAAGACCGGCGGCGTTCGCCTCAAGGGCTGCGATGCAGCTCGTATCCTCGAACACGGTCGGGTAGACGTAGAGCTGCGCCTTGCTCATGGCCTCATAGAGCTGCCGCTTGCCGAGGTGGCCCAGGTTCGTGACGTTCGGGAGTTCCTCGCACCGCTGCCAGAGGTACCGGTAATACTCCGCCATCTCCGCCGTGGTGTTGTTGTACCCGCACACATAGAGGTGGCAGTCGGGCAGCATGGCCATAATGGGGTTGTCAGATCCCACGAGGTTTTCCAGGCCACGCTCCGGCCTCGCCATATAGAACAGGCTCCGGGGTTCCCGCACGTTGCCATCGAGGCCCTCGAACATCTCATAATCGACCCCGTTCCAGGTGGCGATGATTGACTCGGCGGGGATGTCGTAGACCTTGGAGACCTGGGCCTTGTGCCAGTTGCTCACCGTGAAGATCTTGTCGATGTTCACGAGGTGCTGCTGAACCACGCCAGCCATGCGGTACATCGCCAGGTCATGGAGCCACCAGATGGTGAGCTTGGCATTGACCGGACGGACGAACGCATGGGGGTGCCTCTGGATGATGCAGACATCGAAGGGTGCCGCCATGACCATGTGGAAGCGGTCACCGAGTGGATAGTCCGCCGAGGGGGTGCCGAGCCACTCGTAGAGGACTCCGTCCCACCACTGGCCCACGACATCTCCCTGTGCGTTCTTGTGGGCATGATTCGTGAACACGGTCACATGGTGCCCGAGCTTCACGAGTTCCTTCGCCATGTAGTAGGCCGCTGATTCGGACCCGCCGAGTGACTGACCGGATGGGATGGTGTCGCCGTTGAACGGCATCCCTGCGCAGTGAATTGCTATATACATCGATCCTCCTTACTTGGGGGGTGTGTAGGGGAGCATGCTCCTGGGTGTCGCTCCGTCCAGAATGTCGAGAAGCCGCTCTCTGGTGGCGTCCTTGGGGTAGGGAACGCCGAGGCCATCGAGCAGCGCCATCAACTCCTTGGGCTTCATCTTCTCCTTGCGGTTGCTCGGATGAAGCCCGTACCGCTTCGCATCGTTCGTCAACTTGTACCTCCTGATGAAGTGGGGGGAGAGGAGGTGCTCCCCCCACGTCCCGGTTGACTCGCAGCCTGCGCTACTGCGAGGACCCCACGCCTACGATCAAGAAGCCCAGCGTCTTCGCCGTGATCTTCTCGTCCTGATAGTAGCCGAGCTGGACTTCCTCGGCCTTGTTCCTGGGCAGATCGAAGACTTCCGCCGTCATGTTCATGCCGGGGACTGCATCCCACCGGAAGCTGTACATGAAGGAGGGTTCGGTCTTGGACGCCGCCATTGGTGCGTAATACACCAGCACCTGGTCGTTCCAGATCCTGGCCAGCGAGGCCGCCTGCCCCTCGTCTGCGGAGTTGTAGTACGCCCCGCCCACGAGAGCCCGCTCGACCTCGAACAGCGTCTTGACGTTCTCCAGGGTGACCACCCGGCCGCCCGATGCAGCTCCGGCCGTTCCGAAGATGCAGTCCTTCACTTCCTGGTGCTGCCGGAAAAGGTGCCATGCGTACCGTCCGAACAGGATGGAATTCGGTCTCACGCCGGTAAGCCCTTCCACGTTCAGGATAGCCGTGTTGATGCACCCGAGCGGGTCGGAGTAGTTCTGCCGCTTATCGGTCCAGCCCGAGTCAACGGAGTCGTAAGACCCGCAGTTGGAGCCGGAGGTGACCATCAGGGCAACCCTGCGCTCCCAATCGAGGTACAGCTTGGACTTGATGAACTCCGCCCGTGCCTGCCGCTCCAGGAAGATCGCCCCCGCATCGACATTCTTGATGTCCTCGTAAGGGATGCGATCCTTGAATGCGTAGTTCTTGGCGAAGTAGGTCCCGGAGCTGACGGACCTCTCGATCACGTTCGCCTCAGCACCCGGTGCCCTTTTGGAATCCTCCACCCGGTACGCATCAGCGATGTCCCAGATGTAGTATCCGTCTGACTGCTTGTTGACTCCCACCATGGGAGCGATCTGATCCGCGATGAAACCCCTGGGGTTGTATGCGATGGCCACCTGGGAGAGGGGCACATCGATATGGACATCATGTCCGGTGAATCCGCCGCCTGCCATAGTATGGTTCTCCTTTCGTGTCGTGATGTGGTTACGATGCGGCAGTTGCCGAATCGACACCGAAGAATGAGGGGAAGCTGAATATGCCCATGCCGATGGACCCGGAGGTCACGGTGTTGAGGGCCTCGCCCTTGATCAGGTCGCCAGAGGCGGCCTTGATCATCGTGGAGTTCGAGTCCACGGCGAGCTTGTTCCCCTGCGTGATGGCACCGCCTGCCCGGTACTTCATGAGGCCGACATAGCCGACAAGGGCCGCCTCCCCGGTCTTGGGCTTGTTCTGCAAGATGCCGCAGGCCTCATGCCCGTTGATGGCCCGGTTGCCGTCATGGAGCGCCACCACATAATACTGGAGGCCCGACAGGTCGGAACCAGCCGTGATGGTGGCTGAAAGAAAGTCGCCTTTTATCGCCATGTTTCAGATTCTCCTTTCGTGGTGTTAGGCCGTCCAGGACGTGGCCTTGTACCCGGCCTGCCCGTAGAATATGAGGTTCCCGGTGGTCCCGCTGGCGATGGCAGAGATGGCCTTGGCCACGATCATGCCGCCAGATCCCACCGTGGGCGTGAAATACCCGCTCGTGGTGACTGTGAGGTTATTCCCCGCCGAGGTCGGAGCCCCTACCCTGCCAGCACCGACTCCCTGCAGGAGGAAGTTGGTCGTGCCGCCGGATGAGACGGTGTTCTGGGCCACAGCATCGGCATCATATCCGGCAGCAGCCACGGCTCCTGTATAAAGGTCCACCGCATGCCCGGCCACGATGGCGTCCTTGGCAGCGATGTTCGCCGTGAACCCCTGGGGCGTGTAGTCGGCGCTCGGGAACCAGAAGATCCCCGTGCCGAGGGAACCGGATGTCACGTTCGCCTTGACCTCGCCCACGATGATGTCGCCCGGATCGAGGGAATCGGCTTTCATGAACCACCCGCTGGTGGTCACGGTGACCTTGTCTCCGGCGGTGAGGGCCTGCCCTGCGGCGAATATCATCTCCCCGCCGTAGCCGAGCTCAAGATGCTCGCCCGACTTCGGCTTGTTGAGAAGGATGCCGCTCGCTTCCTCGCCGTTCACGGCCAGCTTGCCATCGTTCAGGGCAATGGCATGGTAGCGGTAGCCGTCAGCGTAGAGATCCTCTCCGGCGGTGAGGGTGGTAATGAGAACTTTGTTTTCAGTCGCCATGCGTCACCCCCCTACTCTTCGTCAGACGCGCCGGTGTTGGTGGACGCCTTCATGTAGCGGTCGAAGAGCTCCTTGTCCGCGTTGAACACGGCCTTGTAAGCCTCGCCCAGGGATGCCTTCGGGTTCTCCTTCTGGTAGGCTTTCGCCTTCTCCTCGGCCTCGGTGAAGACATGTTTCTCGCCCTCGTCCTTCTTCTTGTCGCTCGTGCCCTTCTCGTCGAAGGAGATGACGGCCTTCTCGAAGGTCTTGAGCGCCTCGATGACGGTGGAGACCGGGATGGAGTAGCCGGAGTCCTCGGAGTACGAGTGCTTGCCGAAGTCGG